ATTTTAAAACTGGGTCACTCTGGATATCTTCCAGTTTTACTGAGAGTGCTTCAGTTCTGCCGACATACAGGCGATAGACATCATCTTCAGCAAACCAATTGTCAAAAAGAGCGTTACCGCTCAAATTCTTCGGCATAGGATCTTTACGAGAAATATAGTGTCGATAACGCTGTAATATCCAATTTCTGTACTCAGCCAACACAGGGCGAGCGCTTGTGAAGAACCCCTCAACAAACAATGCATTTGCGCGATACACTGACCAACGTGGATCAGTTATATCACTAGCATATAATTGTGAGGCAAGTATCTTCTCCGGATCTGGACTGGGAACCCATGTTCTACACCCAAGGTCATACTTAAATCTCTGAGAGAGAAAAGTCACTTGATCAAGTGTGCGCCATTCCCATACATCGTCTTCTGACGTGACAGTGTAGCCAACGTCACTCATCACTTGAGCAAATTCACACAAATTAAACCATGATGCTGCCTCTTCTGAAACACTACCAGTATTGTCATCTCCATAGAGAGCCAATTCAAAGTTATCCATTAGATAAGCATAATCAATAGCCACATTGTGCTTTCTGCCTAGCATGAAAACACCATAAGCAAACAAAAGGAACAAAACTAGTGTATTATCAACAACAGTATTAGCACTGCCACTAGGATTGCCCCCTTTCTTTTGAACAACATCACCATTCGTCATCACGATTAGACTTTCTATGACGTACTCGTACAGCAAATTGACTTGAGCCGCATCTTTTCCACCAAGGAAGTCTTTTCGCAAGTCCCGAACTATACACAACAACTGACGCGTCATACTTGAGTCATACTGACTCATATCGAGGGCAAACATCTTTTTATGTTTCAGTAGCCGCATGGCCAACCTATTCCAACCTCGATAGTATTTTGTCATACCCACTGCTGACCAGTGAGCATGATTTTTACCAGCATCATAAAATCGTGTATTCATGTCCAAAAAATATTTATTCAACAACACAGTCAACTCAATTGGTCCAGCACAAAACGTTCGTAACTTGTTTGCGAGCAATTTCTCCATTGGGCGTATTTCAGCTTTCACTGAGCTTGTCCATAAAGGCACCCACTGCATTTCACAGTTAGTGACCTGTCTTTCGAACTCATCAATGTACTTTCGTGCTCTAGGATCTTCAAGAAATAATCGCTTAGTGGGATATTTGAGATTAACTGGGTATCCTGGTGAGGTACTGAGATCTAATTCATCAATAACCTCATCTGTGGTCATAATCAACGCACCGCCCATAGAAGGTCTAAAGTGTTGCCTAACACATGAGACTGCAAATCTCAGAGCTTCATTGTCAAAGACGGGTGCTGTTTTTCCATATTTGGCAACCGATGGTTTTTCCGCATCAATATTGGCATTAGCGTATTTAAATGCCAAGGGTATCTCACGACCTGTCTCTTTCAAAAACTGTTGAAAGTTAACGTCCAATCCTGTGTCTTTATACACAGTGGTACGCTTCACGCGTCCCACATAATC